GTTGACGAAAATTGGTCCAGAGTGATTTCCACACTCCAATTTCCGAAAATTACTGATACCCGGCGTTTCCTGTGTAAAGTAAGGACCACTTGTAAAACCTCCCCGACGAAATCGGAAAGTAAAATTCAGTGGTTTCACCTTAGAAAACGTCGGACGACTGACATTAAAGCAGTCAGCCGCAGGATCTGGCCCCCAGATCCAATCCTATCTCTATATACTCCAGAGATGCGGAGTTCGCACAGAATTAACCCTCTGTGCAGGGCGCTGAAAAATTTTTGGTACCTCATGCTAATTAGAGGCTTTCCTATATGCTAAGCATTTTTAGCTGTCTCCCAATCATTTGGTGTAGGGAGCACTACCTCGGCTAGTAGGGAACGACGGCATCCCAGGGTGGTGTCTCGAAAAGTTTTCCACGCAAGGGCAGACGCCGCTTTACAGCTCAGGCAATAGGATTTAACCAGCCCAATATTTATGACTTACAAGACGGGGGCTTTTGTCTTGTAAGTTTTGAGTTCGCGATATCGTTCTAGACGGATTGATCAAGCGCGAACGACTGTTCGTAATAAACAGGTGGCAGTCCGTTGAAGAAGAAGAAGTTAAAATCCTCACCAGCAGAAACATAGAAACGTAAATACGTTGAATCAAGGGCAGAGCCCGATCGCGGAACAATCAAGGACATGTTCCAGGAAGGAGTGAAATCACCAGTGGCGAAATTCTCTCTGGCAAACGTATAAAAAAATCTATCGTTCTTCAGGTAAGGAACTTCAATGGTCTGAATAGGGTTGACGCTAGTATTACCTATGAAAGCGCCAAACATGTCAGCTCCTCTTTCGACTTCATTGAAAGTTTGGGGAATATTCTTGAGATTGATAGCTCCAGTATTAGCGACGGTCGCCTTATAATCAGTGAAGTTCCTTCGAGAAAGAACATAACTGACGCTATTCCAGAAGTCAGAATCATCTGCGCCTATTCTGGCTCCTAGAGAAACGGTACTGGTATCAATAGTCCACCGAGTGGACCCGCGCCATCCTAAGAAAGCACGCCCAAGGTAGTTCATGAGAGTTGTATTTGTAGCGAGATATTTTCTGCCATCACCAAAAGTGGTAACCATTGAACCCGAGGGAAGGGTTGCGGTCGAGAATCCACCATAAGTTGGAAAAGAGGGGCGAGAAAATTTAACCATCGCTGTTTCGGATACCTCAGGAAAGAATAAAAGTTCACTCTTGTATGCTCGCTTGAGCAAGGTCCGAAAAGAAGCAATTGTTTCTCCCATGAAAACTTTCGTTGTTAGAGGTTGATCTATATGCGTCGAAGCCATCTCATCTATAGCTTCGGGATCCGCGACTGGGGATTCCTGTGCATCAGTATCATCCTCAACTCCGGACTCGGGCACACTACCTAACCTAGTAGGGCTAATCGGTGGTCTGAATTTCACATATGACATCGCATCATTTGGTGCAGCAACTTCAAAATCGTCTAACATAGAAATGAAGACATTGACCTGAATGTCACTAACATCCGCACTGGGCGACGCCAATTTGTTCAAAACATACACCGATAAGACTCCATTTCCGTTCACGATGTTGGTGATCAGGGGACTCGGGCCGTATTGAACGTCCGAATACCACGCCAAAGGCGTTTTGTAAGGAACGCTCTGACCCCAACCCACATCTACCGTAAAATCTTTGTTTTCAGCTATATCGTGAATGGTGGTATAGTGTGTGTTATACTCACTTGAAGAGCCTCCAAGCTGTGGGTCGTAACATATCCGTAAACGACCCTTGTGATATTCAGAGGCTACGATTTGAAAGCGAAAGCGCATAGTGCCTCTCCAGAATTGGAAAGGCAAAGCAGCGAAAGCGCAAGCAGGAAAGTGCCACTCATCACCATTTCTTCCTTTAAGTCCAGGATCCACCCGAGAGTTCCATAAATGATCTCCATCGGGTGCCGTTAAGGACCAATTGAAAGTGGTGAGATAAGACTCTCTACCAGCTATTGAGGCTATAGGAAGCTCATCATCTCCATAGATACCTGTAGTACGGGGATCAAGAGTGAGCTCTTGTTTGCTATCAATTGTGAGTTTATTTGCCGACTGTTTAGTGTCGGTTACAGCTAGCGAATGTTTTGCACGCGGTTCATAAATGGATTGGTGTAGTTCATTCGGTGCTGATAAACCGAACATTTTGGCAGCACTTGCTACAGCTTTAGCGCCTATTTGAGTGGCCTTAGCATACGGTCCTATTACGGGAACGTCTGAAAGAGCACCAGCCACTCGGGCAACATTAGAAGCGGGTCGGGAGATTACATCTTTCTCATGTTCGTCTCCACCTTCAGTACCAGACTCAGGGACAGAGCGTGTTGGAATGGCAAATTGCACATCCTCAGCCCAAGCGAGAACTGTAATGTTCAAAGGGTCTGTACTACCGTTAGCGTGCTTTAAGTCGTTCAGGGATGCAATGACTATTTCACCCATATCTTGCCACTGTTTTCCAGCGACTACCCAATTATTCTTATTGTAGAAAAATGGCAGTTCTAAAGAACCTCCAGAAGAAGTCGTAGGGTTGACATAGATGTGCATCCTTTGTGATCCACGTATAAAATCCTCAGGTACCCAAGTTCTCAAAGGAGAAATTGAATCCAAAGGAGACAAGGGTTCATAAGCAGCAATAGCTCGTCCATAATAGAAGGCATTGCCATTAATGAGAATTTTGACGTGAAGTTTTCCTTGGAGAAGATGATAGTTCTTTATCTTCTCTATGTTTCGGGCATTCTCCCAAAACAAGGTCCATGGGTTGAAACGGGAATAGATTGGTGTATCAACATCCCATTGCAGATTGCGAATCTGAATTGGACGGGAAAACCATGATCCGAGAGTAGCATCAGAAAGCAAGGCCAAACTCCGAGTGGAATCCATTGTGGCCCCGCGCTGATCCATGCTACCTGGAACATTATCGCGAATTGACATGGTTTGTTTATTTACATATGCATCAGCTGCCATGCCAGACTGAAACATTTTGTGATTTGCTGTTGTTTGGGAAGTAGGCTATACTATACTTGGTAACATCACTCGCCCAGGCAATGTCCCGCTACATGTGTTGAGATCATGCAAAGCCTCATTCACTTTCATATTTATACAACGACATTCATACAGGGATATGTAACACGTAAAATGAATTGGTAACCATATACACAAAATTGTTTGCTTCTCTATTGAAGGCAGTACTCTCTGCCCTTGACTTTTATAGACATTCAACAGGTCGTGGGCACTCTTCGGCATACTTCTCATGCCACCTATCAGCGAGCGCATCATAATCTTTGTCGAGATAATCGGTCCAGAGGAAATGCTTCCTCGCAACTTGCGAAAGTTCGTCTCGATATTGCTGATAGATTTCAGGACCGTGAAGGAAAGATTCCAACAGCATTGTGATAATTGAATTCACAGCTAAATCTTCCAGGTCCCCCTTCCCGCTGACCATATGACCCATTTTGTCAATCGATTCTCTAGAAAGAGCTCCGACGCGCAGGCCAAGTTTGTCGTGATAGACGCTTTTGCGTTTGAGGAAATCCACGCTCTCCGCAGGGAGAACCGACTGAGGATTATCACTCTTAGCAGCATCAGTGATCTTCATTCCAATGGAATCGAAATACCACTTCTTAGCAAAGAAATCACAATATGGTCGTGAAGAAGGTTTGCTCCCGCTCTGACCGTCATCGCCGTATGTGCCGAGACGTTCATTCTCTCTAAAACTTCCAAGCTTGAGAAAACCTTCTAGGCCCAACTTCTTGACACCGTTCAAATAAAAAGAAATGCGTTGGTGCAGAGAATTCTCAATTGAGTTCCCGTACACCGTCAAGGAGTTACCTGAGGACCAAAGGTAGCAGGAGATGATGGTACCATTCCAGTCAATAGTAGGATTGCGCAGTTCATCTGCAATTCCATCCATGACTACGAGGTCTTCATTTAAATACCCCATAAACTCGGCGATTTTCCTAAAAACGTTAAGCGATGCAATCATAACATCAAGTGCTCGACGTAAATCATATTTGGAAAAAATCCCAATCGGTAACTTTACCATCCGTTGCGAGTTCCTGAATGAATTTCATTAATTCTTCCCACTCAGGTCCAGCGCAATTTATGCCAACCGCACACTCACATAAAAGTGGATGGCGGGAGATAAACTCAATGATAGGCAAATAGTATTGGCGAACAATAAGAGCGAAAAGACATTCGAGAATATAGAAGATGCGGACCTTCTCTGAATCCTCGGAGACTACTTCATCCTTGAGACAAGTGCGACTCCACACTCCATATTTCTTGCCAGTGCGAAAACATTCTTTCATTTCATCGAAATGCTTCTTGGCTTCTGGGGTGAGAGCATATCTTTTCTCAGTGTTAGGACCTCTATCAATTTCCACAAACAAATCACTCGCAACCTTGTTTCCGGAACCTTTCCCGATGGGTCCAACGGAGGTTTTC